GAAGTGCTCGTTGTACCAGGCGGGCGACAGCTTGACCGCCCATACCAAGCCGGCGCCGTCCTCCTCCTCGCGCAGCCCGAACGCACGACCGAGGTCCTCGGCCAGGTTCATGCCCATGCCGGTGGCGCCGAAACGGTCGCGGTTCGAGGAACCGGCCGAGCGGGACGGCCGGATGCGCGATTACGCAGACGAGCGCCGCTCGGGCTTCCGCATGGCCTCCCTGCGGCGCTCTGGAGGACTTCCCTGATGGCTTTCACTTGGTACGACGCATTCGGCCGGCCCGTCGAAATGCGGGCGCTCAAGAACGAGCAGGCGGCTCCCACCATGCAGTCGGTGCGCCGTCACGATGCGCTGCACCCGGCGGCCGGACTGACGCCCGGCCGGCTGGCGCGCATCCTGCGCGATTCCATCGACGGCGATCCGGAGAACTACCTGGCGCTGGCCGAGGACATGGAGGAGCGCGACAATCACTATGCCGGCGTGCTCGGTATCCGCAAACGGCAGGTGGCCGGGCTGGAAATCACGGTGGAAGCGGCGGGCGACGACGCGAAGTCGCAGGCGGCCGCCGATCTCATCCGCGAAGTCATCGGGCGGGACGGGTTCGAGGACGAGCTGATCGACATCCTCGACGCGATCGGCAAGGGCTTCTCCTGTTCCGAGATCATCTGGGAGACGTCGGAACGGGACTGGCGGCCGCGGGCGATCAAATGGCGCGACCCGCGCTGGTTCCGCTTCGACCGGGTCGACGGAGAGACGCCGCTGCTGCGCGGCATGGGCGGCGACGAACCGCTGTGGCCCTACAAGTGGATTTTCCATTCCGCCAAGGTGAAGTCCGGCCTGCCGATCCGTGGCGGCATCGCCAGGGCGGCCGCGTGGTCGTTCCTGTTCAAGTCGTTCAACGGCAAGGACTGGGCAATCTTCTGCGAGGCCTACGGCCAGCCGCTGAGGCTCGGCAAATACGGCGCCGGCGCAACCGAGAAGGACAAGGAAATCCTGCTCGACGCCGTTGCCAATATCGGCACCGACTATGCGGCGATCGTCCCGCAGTCGATGGCGGTGGAGATCGTGGAGTCCAAGGTCAGCGGCAATCACGAGCTATACGAAAAGCGCTCGGAGTTCCTCGACCGGCAGGTCTCCAAGGTGGTGCTCGGCCAGACCGCCACCACCGACGCGATCGCCGGCGGCTACGCGGTCGGCAAGACGCACGACAATGTCCGCGACGACATCGAGCGCGCCGATGCCAGGCAGCTCGCGGCCGTGCTCAACCGCGACCTGGTGCGGCCGACGGTGGACCTCAACATGGGGCCGCAGCAGGCCTACCCGCGCGTGCGCATCGGGCGTCCAGAACAGGTCGATGCCGTCAAGTTCATGGCGGCGGTCGAGAAATTCGTGAAGGTGGGCGGCAAGGTCGGCATGTCGACCGTGCGCGACAAGATCGGCCTGCCCGACCCCGAGGAGGGTGAGGAGCTGCTCGGCGCGCCCGCGACCGAGAAGCCGAAAGCGAAACCGGCGCCTGGGCGCAAGCCCGAACCCGAGGAGACACCGGAGATCGACCGGACCGAGGGCGCGGCTCGTGACGGCCACGGCCATCGCGACGCGATCGACGATGCCGCCGACGAGGCGGCGCGCGAATGGGAGCCGCTGGTCGGGCCGATGATCGCCGGGCTGGAGGACAAGATCGCCGCCGCCAAATCGCTTGAGGAAGTCGAGGACATCCTGGCGGAGCGCTTCGTCGACATGGATGTGTCGGAGATGCAGACGATGCTGGCCCGTGCCGCGTTCGCGGCGCGCGCCTCCGGTGAAGCGGACGAGGATCTGTGACGGCCGTCCTCGAACCGGTCCCGCCGCGCGAGGCGATTGCCGCGCTCCTGTCGCGGGGTGCACGGCTCGATCCGTCCTTCTCTTGGCTCGACGTGTGGCAGGAGGAGCATGCCCGCGCCTTCACCGTCGCCAAATCGGCCGGCTACGACATCCTGGCCGATATCCACGCCGCCCTGGTGAAGGCGCTGGAGGAAGGGCGCACGCTGCGCGACTTCGCCAAGGATCTGCGGCCGATCCTGGAGGACAAGGGCTGGTGGGGCCGCAAGGAAGCGACCGATCCCCTGACAGGCGAGCGCCGGCCGGTCCGGCTCGGATCGTCGAGACGGCTTCAAACCATCTTCGAGACCAATATGAGGGTCTCCTACGCGGCCGGCCACTGGGCGCGGTTCGAGCGCCACAAGGCCACCCGGCCGTTCCTGCGCTATGTCGCGATCCTGGACGAGCGGACGCGGCCGCATCATCGCCGGATGCACAATCTGGTGTTGCCGGTCGACCACCCGTTCTGGAACGAATGGGCTCCGCCGAACGGCTGGGGGTGCCGCTGCACCCTGCAGCAGCTGTCGCAGCGCGACGTCGACCGGCTGGTCGCGGAGGGCGAGGAGCTCTTCTTCGAGCCGCCGGAGATCACGACCAGGCGCTACGTGAACCGGCGCACCGGCGAGGTCTCGGACGTGCCGGACGGGATCGATCCCGGCTGGGCCTACAATCCGGGGGCGGAAGGCTATCGGACGACCGAGGAACGGCTGAGGCGCAAGATCGACGCCGGCCTGCGCTTCGACGCGGGCGGTCCATGACCAGGTGACGGGCAGCCGGGTCGATTCCCGGGAGGCGGGCCTGAGATTGGCGTCCTGGACCCGCCCGACAGCAGCACTGCTTAACCGTCCCGCCCGCTGCCCCTAGGGGCAAGCGGAACGTGGCAGATTAACTCGCAGGCGGAAATGGATTCCGGAACTCAATTCACAGCCGTTCGCCCCGTGCGGCCGGTCGCGGGCTATGTCGGCGGCAAGCGGCGCCTGGCCGCGACGCTGATCGAGCGCATCGCGGCGGTGCCGCACAGGACCTATGCCGAGCCCTTCGTCGGCATGGGCGGGGTGTTCTTCCGCCGCAGGCTCGTTCCGCCCGTGGAGGTGATCAACGATCGCAATGGCGAGGTCGCCAACCTGTTTCGTATCCTGCAGCGGCACTATCCGCAATTCATGGACACGCTGCGCTTCCAGATCACGTCGCGGCGGGAGTTCGAGCGTCTGAAGGCGAGCGACCCGTCGACGCTGACGGATCTCGAACGCGCCGGCCGGTTCCTCTATCTGCAGCGCACGGCCTTCGGCGGCAAGGTGGCCGGCCAGAATTTCGGCGTCGATCCGCACTCGGCCGGCGGCTTCAATCTGACGCGGCTGGCGCCGCTCCTGGAGGAAGCGCATGAGCGGCTCGCCGGGGTCGTGATCGAAAACCTGGACTGGCCGGACTTCATCGACCGCTATGACCGGCCGGAGACGCTGTTCTATCTCGATCCGCCCTATTGGGGCTCGGAAGGCGACTACGGCAAGGCGCTCTTTTCCCGAGACCAGTTCGTCCTGCTCTCCGAGCGTCTCCGGGCATTGCGCGGCCGCTTCATCCTGTCGATCAACGACGTGCCGGAGATCCGCGAGCTGTTTGCCTGGGCGGCGGCGATGGAGGCGGTCGAGCTGCTCTACTCGATCACCGGCGGCAAGGGCACGCCGGCGCGAGAACTGATCATTTCCGGCCGCGCCGGGTGAGATCGGTGACCGGTACGGTGAGCGCGTGATGGATGAAGGCGAGATTTCTGTCTGGTCTGCCGGCCGCCCGGCAGGGCGCGCAATAGAACAGCCGCTGCAGGTCGGACCTGAGCACGCGCTTCCCCATGCCGTAACGCCGCGCGAGTTGGACAAGGTTCACCCGGCCGGGGTGCCGGCACCGCTGGTCGCTGCACTCGACGGTGACCTCGGTCCCGGTCGCCAGCAACATGCCCACGGTGTCGAGGCGAAGCGGATATGTGACTTCTGGTATGGCGAACGGTTCGGCCACGAGGCGATCTCCATCAGGTAACGATCGCCGCTCGGCGTCTGGTCTAGGGGAGCGGCCGCGGCCGCGTCAACCGTCGCGCTCAATCGCCCCCTGAAATAGAAGCCCGCACAGCGCGCTTGTCGCCTCGGAGGGCCTCGGATACCATCTGACTCGCTCTCGCGCGTTCTAGGGGCCTTGAACGCCTGTGAATCGACCGGCATTTCCCGGCCGGACGTCCGCTGAAGCCCCCTCGCGCCTCACTGCCCCCGGACCGGCCATAGCCGCACACCGTTGTGACTAGTTTCGCGGGCGTGCAATCGGCGACTCTCCGCGCCGATGAAAACCGCTTCGCTCATTGCTTCGGCCGCCGTCTCCGCGCACGCCTCCGACCTTTCCTCGGCGGCGCTGGCGACGCACGCCGCCGAACTGTCGGCAGCCGATGCCGGCGGCACCTGGCTGCAGCTCGTCCCGGCCGGCACGTTCTCCGGACGCGACGGCCGCGGCCCGTTCACCACGGGCGACAAGGCCGAGATGGAGAAGATCGTCGCCACGACGAAGCGCTACCGCGGCCCCACCGACCTGGCGATCGACTACGACCACCAGAGCATGTTCGGCGCCGTGCCCGGCGTGGGCGGCGTGGCGCCGGCGGCCGGCTGGGTGAAGGAGCTAGAGGTCCGCGACGACGGCATCTGGGGCCGGGTCGAATGGACGGCGCGCGCCGCCAACGCGATCCGCTCGGGCGAGTACCGCTACCTGTCGCCGGTCTTCCTGCACACCAAGGCCGGCAAGGTGCTGCTGATCCGCAACGCCGGGCTCACCAACGACCCGAACTTCAACCTCGCCCAGGTCGCGGCGAGCACCGAACTCAACGACCTCAACGATGAAGGTGACACGATGGACAAGATTATCGCCGCCCTGGGGCTCAAGCAGGACGCCGGGGAGGACCAGGTTCTGGCCGCCGTCAATGCGCTCAAGTCGAACACGACCGCGATCGCGAAGGCGCTGGGCCTGAAGGACGACGCCAAACACGAGGAGGTTCTCGAGGCCATCAACGCAGCGGCCGCGCCGGACGAGGACCGCAAGAAGGTAGCCGCCGCCGCCGGCCTCAAGGAAGACGCCACCGTCGACGAGATCGTCACCGCGATCGGCTCCTTCGCCAAGGACGGCAAGCCCGACCCGGCGAAGTTCGTTCCCATTGAACAGGTCACCGCGCTGCAGAACGACGTGAAGTCGATGCGCGAGGAGATGACCGCGGGCAAGGCCGAAGAGGCCGTCAACAGCGCCATCAAGGACGGCAAGCTTGCGCCGGCGCTGAAGGACTGGGGCATGGACCTGGCGAAGCGGGACATCAAGCAGTTCGAGACCTTCGTCGGCTCCGCCCCGAAGCTCACCAGCCAGCAGCTCACCGAGCCGAACAAGAGCAAGGACGCCGCGCCGGCGCTGGACGAGGCGCAGCTGGCGGTCTGCCGGCAGCTCGGCCTCGATCCGAAGGATTTCGCCGAGACCCTCAAGGAAGACGAACAGGCCGCGGACTGAGTTCAGCCGCCGCCCAGCCACCGTAGCAAGGAACCGCACCGATGACCGCACTTACCAAGGACCGCAACACGCCCGAGGCTGCCGGCGATATCGAGGAGTATCCCGTCCTCGCCGCCACGACCTGTTACGCTGGCGGGCTTGCGGTGCTGGACTCCTCCGGCTGGGTCAAGCCCGGCGTCACCGCCTCCGGCCTGATCGCCGTCGGCCGCTTCGAGGCCCGCGCCGACAATTCGGACGGCGCCAACGGGGCCATCAACGCCCGGGTGAAGAAGGGCGTGTTCCGCTTCGCCAATTCCGCGGGCGGCGACGAGATCACCAAGGCGGAGATCGGCGACAATTGCTACATCGTCGATGACCAGACCGTCGCCAAGACGTCCGATACCGGCGCCCGGTCGATTGCCGGCCGTATCGAGCAGGTCGACAGCCAGGGCGTCTGGGTGCGCCTCGGATCGTCGCTGCTGGCCGCGCCGGGCGGCGCGCTGCTGGCCGCGAACAACCTCTCCGACCTCGGCTCGGCTGCGACCGCGCGCAACCAGCTCGGCGTCTACGAGAAGATGGGCACGCCCAGCTTTGTCATCGGCGCGGAGGGCGGCAACGCCATCAACGTCGCCATCCAGCTCAAGGACGCCGCCGGCAACGACCTGGCGGTGCGCGGCTCGGTGCTGGCCTACCTTTCCGACGATGCCAATGGCGACAGCGTTGCCGCGACGGCGCCGGACGGCAACGTGGCGATCGGTACCGACGGCGTGCTGCTCCCGGTCGTCGCCGACAAGGTCTTCCAGCTCGTCTCGGAGGCCGATGGCGACATCGACATCGATATCGGCGAGTCCGGTGCGGACACCTGGTACCTCATCCTGGTGATGCCGGACGGCCGCCTGGTCGCCTCCAACGCCATCACCTTCGCCTGATCCTGAAACCCGGAAAGGTCTCGCTCACATGATCATCAACTCCGCCAACCTCAACGCCATCAGGGTCGGCTTCAACACCTCCTACAAGCGGGGTTTGACGCAGGCGCAGACCCAGTACGGCCGCGTCGCCACGACGGTGCCGTCCGCGACCAAGGAGAACAAGTACGGCTGGCTCGGCAAGATGCCGAACATGCGCGAGTGGATCGGTCCGCGCCACATTCACGGCATCGCCGAGCACGACTACGCGATCAAGAACAAGCCGTTCGAGCTGACCATCGGCGTCGACCGCGACGACATCAAGGACGACAATCTCGGCGTCTACGACCCGCTGTTCGTGGAAATGGGCGAGAGTGTCGCGGCCCACCCCGATCTGCTGGTCTGGGAAGCGCTGAAGAACGGCTTCGCCGCCGAGTGCTATGACGGCCAGTACTTCTTCGACACCGACCATCCGGTGCTCGATGCCGATGGCAACGAGGTCTCCGTCGCCAATACCGACGGCGGCGCCGGCACGGCGTGGTTCCTGCTTTCGACCAAGCGCTCCCTGAAGCCGATCATCTTCCAGGAGCGCGAGAAGCCGATGTTCGTCGCCAAGGACAACCCGAACGACGAGAACGTCTTCCGCAACAAGCAGTTCGAGTATGGCACCGATGGCCGCTGGAACGTCGGCTACGGCTTCTGGCAGATGGCCTGGGGTTCGAAACAGACGCTCGACAAGGCGCATTACGCGACGGCGCGCGCAGCGATCATGGGCATGAAGGGCGACCACGGACGGCCGCTCGGCCTGACGCCCGATCTCCTGGTCGTGCCGCCCTCGCTCGAACAGCAGGGCCTGGAAATGCTGAAAGCCGAACGCGACGCGGCGGGCGCCACCAACGTCTATCGCGCCACGGCCGAGCTGCTCGTCGTTCCCTGGCTTGCCTGATCCCGATCCGGCCGCGCCCGGCGCGGCTGGAGCTCCCGCCGGCGCGTGGGGAGACACGCGCGCCGGCGGGTCTTCCGGAAGGGGCCACGCGGCCCTTTCCGCAAGACCCGACAGGAGACCCGAGGATGGACGATCTCACCCGTATCGACGGCATCGGCAAGGCCACGGCGAAGAAGCTGGCAGAGGCCGGCATCGACAGCTTCGACAAGCTCGCCCGCTTCGGCGAGTTCCCCGAGCTCGCCGACACGGTCGAGGTCAAGGTGGACTGGATCGAGAGGGCACGGGAGATCGCCCATGCGGAATCCGAACAGGCGCAACAGCAGGAAGAGGCGGCGCCTGAAGGCGGCGAAACGGACGATGGCAAACCAGGCGCCGGTGATGGTGGCGGTGAGCCCGCGAATGCCGAAGAAGCCGGCGACGGCAACGGCGCTGCTGGCGGCGATCAGGCTGGCGACGGCGGCGCTGCACAGGACATGAATTCGGAGGGGAAGCCGCTGAGCCCCGAGGTCGGACCCGAGGCCCATTCGCGAGACGGGGCGGGCCTCCCAGCGGACAGCCGGGCGGGAGACCGGCAGATGAATTCCACCAATGCACCCCAGAGCGAAGAGCACGGCGGGGCCGGCGATACGGCCGGTCCCGCACTGCCGCAGGGCGATGATGCCTACCCCGCGCTGTCGGCCGCGGCCGAAGCCTGGCGCGCTGCTGGCAACGAGCTGCCGCCGAAGACGGTCCGGATTACGTCCAGGCGCGACGGCTTCCGCCGCGCCGGCATCGCCCACACCAAGGAGCCCGCCGACCACCCCGCGCTGCGGTTCGGTCCCGACGATCTCGAGGCGCTGCTGTCGGAGCCGATGCTCACGGTGGAGTTCGTCTGATCATGAAGACCCTGACAAGCGATCAGGCTGAAGCACTTCTGGCGTTTTGCGAGTGCTTCGATCTGCTCACCACGGGCGCCTGGCAGCCCATCGAGGAGGCCATGCGCGAGGACTTCGGCATCGAAGACCCGGAGGCAGCCCTCGAAGAAGCGAAAGAGGCCCTGCGATGAACGAGAAGCACTCCGGTCTCCCCGTCTCCGGCGACCGCGCCCAGCCCGAAGAGGCCGTGGCCACGGTCAACGCCTCCAAGGAGATCGAGGAGCACGTGCTGCGCCTGATCGACGAGATCGGCGAGGACGAGACGCTCTATGCGGACAAGCGATGGCTGGCGCTCGGCCGCACCCAGATCGAGCTAGGCTTCATGGCCGTCAACCGCGCCGTGTTCCGGCCCGACCGGATTTCGCTCGCCGAAGAAGACGAGCCGATCGTCGAGACCGGCTGGGTGCTGGAACGCGCCGACAGCGATCCCTCGAGGCCTCTCTACTACGCGCCGGAAGGCGGACACGGCGAGATGTGGTCACACGACCACAATGACGCCCTGCGCTTTGCCCGCGAGATCGACGCCTCGCGCCAGGCCTATGCGCTCGGCATCCAGGTCCGCGTCTGCGAGCACGAGTGGGTGTCATGACCTGGGTTTTCATCTTCATGGCAGCTGTGACGTTCTTCGTGTTCGCCGGCCACGCGGCCCGGCGCAACGGCCATGCCATGGCCTACGCCTTCATCGTCTTCCTGCTGTGGGTAATCGCCGCCGCGTGGTGGGCGGGAGGCTTCGCCTGACATGCCCTACGCCACCAAGCAGGACCTGATCGATCGTTTCGGCGAGACCGAGCTCAAGCAGCTCACGGACCGGACCAACGTGCCGCCGACGACGATCGACGACACGGTGGTGACGCGGGCGCTCGACGACGCCACCGCGCTGGCGGACGGCTATCTCGGCAAGAAATACGCCCTGCCGCTCTCGGTGACGCCGCCCGTTCTGACCAAGCTGGTGGCCGACGTGGCGCGCTACTACCTACACGGCAAGCGGGCCGAGAAGGATGGCCCGGTGGCGATCGCCTACAAGGAAGCGGTCGCCTGGCTGCGGGACGTCTCCAACGGCCTCGTCCAGCTCGACGCGGACGGCGTGGCGCCGTCGCAGGCCGGCGGCGGCTCGGTCAAGGCCACGGCGCCCGGCCGCGTCTTCACCCGCGACAGCCTGAAGGGCGCCTGAGACATGGCCGGCGCGGGCATCCAGATCAGGGTCAACGACGAGGAAGTGCTCTCGGGGCTGGCGGCCGTCGACCGCGTCGCCGACGATCCCTCGGCGATCATGGCTGAGATCGCGGCCTTCATGGTGACCGCGACCCAGCGCCACATCGAGCAGGAGCGCGGACCGGACGGTCCCTGGCCGCGACTGTCGCCGCGCACCGCCAACCGCCGCATCGGCAACCGCCGGCGCGGCCACGACAACATCCTGCGGGTGTCGGGCCGGCTCTACCAGAGCATCACGGAAGACAGCGGCCGCGACTACGCCGCCGCCGGCACCAACCTGGTCTACGGCCCGGCGCACCAGCTCGGCGCGACGATCCAGATGCCCGGCCGGGAACAGGACATCCACCTGTCGACCGGCCGGGGCCGCCGTCGCTTCGTCAAGCGCCGTCTGAAGCGCAAGGAGACCAGGCGCGTCACGGTGGGCGCCCACACCATCACCATCCCGCCCAGGCCGTACCTCTATCTCAACGAGGCCGACCGGGCCGAGATCCTCGACATCGCCGCCGATGGCATCCGGCGCGAAAGCGGAGGCGCGGTCGAATGAGCATCGTCGACCAGGTCATCGCCCGGCTGAACGCCATCGACCCGGCGGTCTTTTCCATCGTCGGCGGCGCCATCGACTTCTCGGCGATCGACGACGTGCCGACCGCGACGCCGGCCGCCTACGTGCTGATCGAGGAGGAAGCGAGCGATCCCAGCGAGCGCGCGACCGGGCCGGTGCTGCAGCGCTGCGAGGCGGACGTCGCGGTCATCATCATCGCCGGCAATATCTCCGACCTGGCGGGCGGCGCGGCGGCCGGCGACCTGGAGGCGCTCAAGACGGCGGTCCGCGGCGCCCTGGTCGGCTTCGTGCCCGACGCCGAGACCGGCGAGCATCTGGAACATATCGGCGCCAACCTGCTGAAGGCCAGAGGCGGCTGTGTCTGGCACCGCGAGCTCTTCGGCATCGGAACCTACATCGAGGAGCAAAGCTGATGGCCGACAAGCCTTACACCGAGCGGACCGGCGGGCGTTACGTCCGCGACCCCGAAACCGGCCGGCGCGAGCGCGCCGACGAAAGCAAGCCGACGCCGGCGGAACCCGCCGCGTCGAAGAGGGACGAGTCGGCCGAGGCCGGGAAAGGTAGGAAGTCATGAGCAAGCGGTATTGGCGCAAGCTCGCACTGCTGGCCAAGATCGAGGGCACCTACGGAACGGATTCGACCCCGGCCGGTGCCACCGACGCCGTCCAGGCGATCGACGTGCAGTTCACGCCGATGGAGGGCGGCGAGGAGAACCGCGACCTGCTGCTGCCCTATCTCGGCCACCAGGGCGTGATCCTGACCGGCCTGCACGGCCGGCTGGAATTCTCGGTCGAGGTCGCGGGCGCCGGCGGCGCCGGCGACGTGCCGAAATACGGCTCGCTGCTTCGCGCCTGCGGCTTCTCCGAGACGATATCGGCCGGCGTCGACGTCGCCTACGAGCCGGTCTCGGCCGGCCAGGAATCGGTTTCGATCTACTACAACCGCGACGGCGTCCGGCACGTCCTGCTCGGCACGCGCGGCAACGTCACCATGGAGTTCACGCCGCAGCGCATTCCCCGCTTCCGGTTCACCATGATGGGTCTGCACGGAACCGTTGCGGACCAGGCGCTGCCTTCGGTGACCCTGTCCGGCTTTCAGCAGCCGGTGGTCGTATCGAAGGCAAACACGACCTTCGCCCTTCACGGCTATTCCGGCCCGACCGAGAACGTGTCGATCGACGTGGGCAACCAGGTGGAGACGCGGCTCCTGATCGGCTCCGACGCGGTCGAGATTACGGACCGCCTGTCTACCGGCTCGGCGGTGATCGAGGCGGCACTGCTGGCCACCCAGAACTGGGACCAGATCGCCAAGGCGCACACCGCGGCCGCCCTCCAGCTCGTCCATGGCACGGTCGCCGGCAACATCGTCCAGGTCGACGCGCCGAAGGCGCAGATCGGGCGGTACAGCGAAGGCCAGACGCAGGGGATCATGAACAACACGCTGCCGCTGATGCTGAAGCCGGACAGCGGCAATGACGAGCTCGTCATCACCGTGAAATGAGCCTTCGGCGGAGCGGCCGACCGCGCCCGTGAACCCACGTCGAAGGCGGCTCAAGCCGCCTTCACGCAATCCGGAAAGGGAGACCATGACCAAGTTCGTTCTGACGGAAGAGTATCGCTACTGGTGGCCGATCGAGGTCAAGCTGCCCGACCCCGACCGCGCCGGCGAATTCGTCACCCAGAAATTCAAGATGGAATTCCTGGCCATGCCCTCCGACGAGGCGCGTGCACTCACCAAGGAGATCGACGCGCTGCCGGCCGAACAGCGGGAGGAGCGCGAGCACGAGCACCTCATGCGGGTTGCCCGCAACTGGAACGAGGACGTGGTCGACGCCGACAAGAAGCCGGTGCGCTTCTCGAAGGAGGCGCTGGCACAGGCGCTGCGCTTTCCGTGGTTCCGGGCCGCCGTCTACCGCGGCTACACGCGGTCGCTGGTTGGCGACGAGGCCCGAAAGGGAAACTGAGGGAGGCCGCGCGCGCCTGGGCGCTCGGCCAGTCGGGAAAGACCGATCCGTCCAAGCCGGTCACGCTGGACGCTTCGGATGTCCAGGAGTTCGCGGAGCTCGGCGTCACCTTTGCCGGCGAGATCGAGGAGAAGGACGAGGATGCCTGCGCGGTGTGGGACACCAACTGGAAGAGCGTCGAGACCTTCCTCGACTGCGCCACGCAGTGGCGGGTCGCGGCCGGCTTCGGTGCCGTGGCCCGGCTCGGCCTCGACTATGCCGGCGTCGACGCTCTCCTGCGCCGCCGCGGCCTCTCGGACCAGGTGTTCGAGGATCTGTGCGTGATGGAGCGCGCGGCGCTGAAAGCGTTAGGCGAGAGTGAGGGCAGTTCGTGATGTCGTCACGGCCGCACCACTCGCTGTCGCTCGTTGGCCTCCCGACGGGGCGCCGGAAAACCGGCGGGCCGCGCTTGCGGCCTCGCGCTGCCGGAGGCATTGCGTAGATGGCCCCTCTCAACCTCTCCATGATGGTGACGGCCAACGCCAAGGGCGTGAAGCCGGCGACGGCCGAGGGCTGCGACGAGGTCCGCAGCATCGGCGAAGCCGCCGCGCAGACGGCCGCCGAGACCAAGATGCTGGCGGCCGCCAACGACGAGGCGGTCAGGGCGTACCGGGCCGCCACCGCCGCCGCCCAGGGCCAGACCGCGGCCGAGCGGGAGCTGCGCGCCGCGATCGACCAGCGGCTCGGCATAGGCCGGAACGTGGCCAGGATCGGCGATCCCTTCGATGGCAACGCGACCAGGGCGGCCGATATCGAGGCCTACGGGCAGAAGCTCGACGCGCTCAGGGCCAAATACAACCCGCTCTACGCCGAGGTGTCGCGCTACAAGATGATGCAGGCCGAGATCCGCGAGGCACACCGCCTCGGCGCCATATCGGCCGACGAGATGACCGCCGCGCTCGACCGCGAGCGCACGGCGGCGCTGCAGACGATCGGCGCGCTCAAGGGCCGCGGCGCGGCCATGAACGACAATTTCGCCCTTGGCGGCAACCGATTTCACTCCACCAACCTCATGTTCCAGGCGCAGGATATCGCCATGATGTCCCTGATGGGACAGGCGCCGATGGCGGTCGGTCTCCAGCAGGGCATGCAGGTCGCCGGCATTTTCCAGCAGATGGGCGGCGGCACCAACGCGGTGCGGGCGCTCGGTGCTGCGTTCGGCGCCCTGATCAATCCGGTCACGCTGGCGACGGTCGGTATCACCGCCGCGGGCGCCGCCGCCGTACAGTACTTCATGAGCGCCGGCGAAGAGGCGCGGACGCTCGACGACATCCTGGAGGAGCACGAGGCGAACATCCGCCGCCTCGGCCCGGCCTACGAGGCCATCCACAAACGGCAGATGCAGTTTGCCACGGATTCGATCGAGGTGGTGGAGCTGCTCAACGAAGCGCTGCGCGAGAACGTGCTGGCGAAGGTGGAGGATGAGACGGCAGCGGCGCTGAAGGGCGTCATGTCGAGCTTCATCAATGAGATCGGCCTGGAGGTGACGACTGTCGAGGAGCGCTTCCAGCCCTTCATCCAGATCATCGGCCGCCTGCAGCAGTCAATCGCGGAAGGCACCCCCGACTTCCAGCGCTTCAACAGCGAAATCGCCACGCTGACCGCTGCGCGCCCCGAGCTCGAAGGCGCCGGCCGGGAACTGATCACGATGTTCACGGACGCCCAGGCGGCGGCCTCGGCGCTGCCGAATGTGGGCAAGGATATCGACGCTGTCGGGTTGGCGTTCGGGCGGGTCAATGAAGCGATAGCGCGGTTCGATCCGTACGATCTTGGCGGCCGCTACTCCGACATCGAGGAGGAATTAGCCACGCTGCAGAAGCGGGCCGTCTCCGGCGAGCTGTCGATCGACGATCTCAACGACTCGATCGATGCTATGTCGCGAATGAACCCGGATCTGTCGGCCGCGATCGGAGAGATCGGCCGGCTGATAAGAGCACTCGCCGAAGCTCGGCGGCAGGCGGACAGGCTGGCGAACACGACGCCGAAAACGCACCGGCTGGGCGCCATGGACGCTCTCGCGGAGGATTTCGACCGCCAGCTCAATCTGGCGCTGCGCATGGGCGATCTGGGCGAGACGCTGGGCGTGGGCAAGGTCGACAAGGATGCTACCAGCGCCGCGAACGCCTATCGCGACCTGGTCAAGTCAGCCCGCGACCGCATCGCGCAACTCAAGACCGAGATCGACCTGGTCGGCAAGGCCGGGGCCGAGGCGGAGCGGCTCCGCTTCGAGCAGCAGCTGCTCGCCGACGCCTTCGACAAGGGCCGCTCGATCGGCCGCGAGCAGCGGCGGGAGATCGCCGCCATGGCCGAGGAGTATGGCCGGCTCACCGAGGCGCTGTCCAAGGCGCAGCTCGCCGAGGACCTGATGTTCGAGCGCGAGCAGATATTCCGCTCGCCAGTCGATCGCGAGATCGCCGACATGCTGCGCTCGGCCGGTCTCGAGGTCGACCTCGACGGTTACCACGCCGGGCTGGCGCGCGTGAACATCGAGCTGCGGCGTACCCAGCAGCTGCACCTAGAGTTGATTGACGGCGGCATTTCCGACCTGCGCCGCGCGTTGCGCGACGGCAGGCTGGAGTGGGAGGAGCTCGGCGATATCGCCGTCAACGCGCTCGACCGGATCATCGCCAAGCTGCAGGACGATCTGATGAACGCGCTGTCCGGCCTGAGCGGCGGCAGGGGCGGCAGCATTCTCTCCTGGATTGGGCGTCTGTTTGGCTTCGGAGGCGGCAGTTCGCGGCTGAATTACTTTCCGCCTCCGCCCTCGATCGGAGTCGGCCTGTTCCATGACGGCCGCTATCCGGGCCAGCCGGGCGGCAGCCGCGACGCCGACCCGGCCTGGTTCATCGGCGCTCCGCGCTACCACGCCGGCCGCATTCCCGGCCTCGCGCCCGACGAGGAGGCGGCGATCGTACGCCGCGACGAGCCGATCTTCCGCTCCATGGAGCACGCCCGGCAGGTCGTGGGAGCCATGAACGACAATGGCGGCGGCCGGCTCACCACGGTGCGGCTGATCGTCGAGGCCCAGGAAGGGCCCATGCTGCGGCCCACCATCCGCGCCGAAGCCGACGACGCGGCGGTGCAGGTGGTGACCGAATATCACCGCTCGCGCGAGAACCTGCGCGAAAACGGCGGAGCGGGCTGATGGCGGCGCCGATCGAACTGCCGGACATCGTCGGCTGGGAGGAGGTCGAATTCGACCCCGTCGCGGTCAAGGACACGGAGCGCATGGAGGGCCGGCGCACCGAAACCGTGCGCCACGGCGCCACCTGGTGGAAGGCGCGCTACCGGACGGGCTTTCTCGACTTCCGGGATTTCGGGCGCATGGATGCCTTCATGATGAAGGTCGACGGCGACGGGGACCTGTTCCGCGCTTATGACGTGTTCCGCCCGCGACCGATGGCGCACGACAACGGACAGCCGCTTTCCGGCACCAAGGCCGGCGGCGGCGCCTTCAACGGGACGGCGACGCTCTCGGCGATCACCAACAGCCGCACCGTCACCGTTTCCGGGCTGCCGGCCGGATTCGAGTTGCGCGACGGCGACTATGTCGAGTTCCGCATGTCGGCCACGAAGCTGTCGCTTCACCGGGTCGGGGCCGACGCGGTGGCCAACGGCTCCGGCGTCGTCACGCTGTCGATCCGCTACGGGCTCGACACGCAGAACTTCACCACCGCCGCGATCGTCAATTTCGAGAAGCCGTCCTGCCTGATGGAGCTCGATGCCGGCAGCTATGACGGAAAGAAGGCGCGCCGCACGCGCCGGCCGAGCTTCGCGGCCACCGAGATGTTTCCGGGGAGCTGAATGATGAGCCTCGATCCCGCCGTCGAAGAGCTGCTGGAAAATGGCGACCTTGTCGGCCTCGACCTGATCCGCTTCGACCTGCCGGGCAATCCTGTGGGCTATCATCGCGGCGGCCGGCCCTACACCTATAACGGTCTGACCTACCTGCCCAACCGGTATCTCGATATCGGCGAGATGAGCCAGGCGCTCGGCGTCGAGGTGACGCGGCGCACGATCCGCTTTTCCAACGTGCCGACCTCCGACCCCGACGACGCGATCGCCCAGCTGGAGAACCATGACTACACCAATGCGCCGGTCATCGTCACGCACCTGGCCGGCGTGCCCGGCACGGACACCGTGGCCGGCATCCTCGCCTCCTCGATCTACGAAGTGGACGATGTCCGCTACGTCACCGGGGCTGTGAACGAGCGGGGCGAGCGCTCGCTGACGATCGAGATCGATATCGAGCCACCCGGCCGGTCCGCGCGCGGTACGACGGGCGTGAAGCGCAGCGACGCCGAGCACCAATACGACAATGGCGACGGCGACACGGCCCTGGAATATGCCGCGATCGGCGGCTCGGAAGTCGAGGAATGGGGGCAGCGCGTTGACTGAGGCCCGCCCCGCCATGGCCGGCTTCGAGCGGTACCGGACCGTGTCGGCGGTGCTCCTCGAGGAGCTGTCGAAACCCTATGAATACGGCGTCGCCGATTGCTTCATGCTGGGCTGCCGCGTCGCCGACGCCCTGGACGGGACGCTGGGGCTGGCCGCGCTCTATGGCGGCGCCTACTCGACCCTGACGGGCGCGCAGCGCGCATTGCGCCGGCATGGCTTCAAGTCCCTGGCCGAGCTGTTCGGCAGCCACCTGCCGCCGGTCGCGCCGGCCGCCGCGCAGACGGGCGATCTCGCCATCCTGCGGCTCTCCGATGGCGACCATGTCGGCGTCATCGCCTATGCAGCCGTCGTCACCAAGACCGAGCGCGGGCGGTCGAGCCACCCTGTCGCGGCGGCGGTCGCGGCGTTCCGGACGGGTGGCGGCTGATGGCCATCTTCAGCGCCATAGGAACCGCTATCGCCGGCGTCCTGTTCGCCGGCTCAAGCCTGGCTGCGACGATCATCGCCGGGGTGCTGGCGTTCGGCACGCAGCTGCTTGTCGGCTATTTCACGCGGCGCGAGACGCAGAAGCGCGCCTATACGGCGGTCCAGGGCGAGATACGTTTCGGCGGCGACGTCCCGGTCGACACGATCTATGGCATCGGCGCGGTGGCCGGCCACAGGCTCGGTTATTTCAAGTGGGGCGAGGGCAACAAGTACAATGCCGAGGTGTTCGCGCTAGCCAATGGCTGGTGCGACGGCCTGGAGCCGGAGATCTATTTCTACGGCGAGAAGCACGCGCTGGTGTCGCGCGCCATCATCGGCAACGAAGCGGCGCATTATGGCGTCGACGGTTTCGACGACCTGATCTCGATCCGCTTCTATGACGGCCGACCGGGCCAGGGACCGGACACGAAGCTGGTCAGCGACACCGCATCGCTCGGCCGCACCTGGAAATCGACCAGCGTCGCCAACGGCCTGACCTATGTGGTGGTCGAGCGGGAGTGGAGCGCGGAGAAGTTCGACAAAGGCCGGCCGGACTTCCTGTTCGTGCTGCGCGGCCTGCGCGAATACGACCCGCGCAAGGATTCGACCGTCGCCGGCGGCGCCGGCAGCCACCGTGTCGACGATCCCGCCACCTGGGAGCACACGCTGAACCCGGCGCTGCACCGCTTCAACTATCAGCTGGGGCTCAAGGGGCTCGTCTCCGGCCGCACCCTGATCGGCGAAGGCAAGACGATCGGCCAGCTCGATCTGGGCTCCTATTTCGCGTCGATGAACGCCTGCGACGCGCTGCGCTCGGACGGCAAGAAGATCTACCAATGCTCGCTCCATGTCGGCGCCGACGACGATCACACCGAGGTGCTGAAGGAGTTCGACGACGCCATGTGCGGCTACGGGCTCAACCGGCGCGGCCTTTCCGGCGTCATCGCCGGCGCGCCGCAGATACCTGTCGCCGCGATCACCGAGGATGACATTCCGCTCGGTAGGCCCCGCCGGGTGAAGCACCGCAAGCGGGCATTCCAGCTCTACAATGTGATGTCGGGGCAATTCACCTCGCCGGAAAGCCATTGGCGGGCCGAAAGCCTCAAGACGGTGCGCGTCAACGCCGACGTGGCGGCGGACGGCCGCGTGCGCCAGCTCGGCTACGACTATCGCCAGGTGACCGATCCCGACATCGCGCGATACTGCCTCAACGTCCGCTACCGCCAGAACCGCAAGGGCGGCTCGGCCGAGCTGCCCGTGTCGCGGCGTCTCGGCTTCCAGATCGAGGAAGGCAACTGGGTCACCTATCTCGGCAAGACCTGGCTGGTGACGGGATGGAATCTCGACAACCGCATGCGGGTGCGCCTCGCCCTTGCCGAGACGGCCGACGACGTCTTCGACGAGGCGGGGATCGATCCGGGCCCGATCGTCATTCCGCCCGCCGTGCCGGTCAATCCGTCTTTGCTGACCACGGTGCAGAACTTCGGCGCCGAGGCCGGGTTCATCGCCGGCGGCAACGGCGCCGACGAGCCGGCACTGCGATTCACCTGGGACCCGCCCAACGACCCGACGATCGTGGCCGTGCGCTTCTTCTACCAGATCGATGGGCTGCCGACCGTCTACCGCGACCAGTCCATCGATCCCGAGAGCGGCGAGCACTACACAACGCTGAACGTGGTCGGCGGCCGCGTCTATATCGCCCGCGCCACGATCACCACCGTGCCGGACCGGCTGAAGACCTTCACGCCCTACGTCACCACGGCGAACGCGACCGACCATCTGAAAGTCATCCTCGAACAGCTTCAGCAGGCATTGCGGGAAGAGCTGTAGCGACGGGAGATCAAGACCGACGCGCTGATCGCCGCGCTCAAGCGCCAGATCGTCAACATCGCGGCCTTCGATGCCGAGGACGTGGTGGCGCGCGACCAGCTGGAGAAGGCGAACGAGCGGGCGCATGCGCGGGTGACGCAGGAGACGGCGCTCCGCGTGGCGGCCGACGAGGCGTTCGCGCAGCAGCTGACAACCGTGGAGACCTCGCTCGACGCCGCCGAGCAGGACATTTCCGCCAACGCCCAGGCGATCTCGTCGCTGCAAACCTCGGTATCGATTCAGGGCAACCAGATCACCGCAAATTCGCAGGCGATCACGGCCGCGCAAGCCGATATCGCCGATCTCGAAAATGACGTTTCCGGCAATGCCAGCGCGATCTCCTCGCTGTCGGCGACGGTCACCGCTCAGGGCGGCCAGATATCGGCCAACGCCGACGCCATCTCGGTCGTGGAGGCGACGACGAATTACGGCACCGCCCAGGGCCTCATGGGCTGGTCGGCGGTCTCCGCTCCCGGCGGCGTCGCCGCACGGTTCCAGCTGGCCGGCCGCGTGACGACAGGTGGCGGAAATGTGTTCGCCGGCATGTGGCTGGATCTGCTCTCGGGCGGCGGCTCGCGCCTCTTGATGAAGGTCGACGAGTTCCTCCTCACGAACGGCGCGGTCAACGGCACGCCGTTCCGCTATGTCAACAGCATCCTGCAACTCGCGGTTGCGCATATCGGCACCGTCGAGGCCGGGATCGTCCGCTCTGCGGACGGCAAGGTCAATTTCGACCTGTCCAATTCCCGGCTCGTCATGGCGGACAACAGCTGATGGCCAACCGGGTGCTGATAGGGCTCTACCAGGCCAATGACTGGCGGCTGAGGATCTCCGCGCCCGGCTTCAACGTGCTCGGGTCGCTGTCGAAGAACCAGCTGTATTTCGATTCCGCCTGGCCGAAGGCGCTCAACGTCTTCCTCAAGGGCTCGTTCAGCTTCCCGCGGCAGAACGGCGGCACGACCTACAGCGCCGTCTCGTGGCCCGATCTGGGCTATGTGCCGCCTGCGCTCACCTATGCGCTCGGTTTCAACGGCGCCGCCTCGCATCCCATGCACGTGGTCGCCCCGATCATCAAGTCGAACGGCATCGACCTCTTCTTCGAGCAGACCTACCAGCAGAACGAGGGGCTGTTCACCGTCTACTATATCGTCCTGCGCGGCGCGGAGGGGCAGTCATGAGCAACCGCCTGCTGCTCGGCCTTCACAACGGCAGCTACCGGTTCCGGGTCTCCAAGCCGGGCCACGACGTGTTGAGCGCCGACTGGCCCAACCTGCTGTTTTCGGAGGAACAGGGCGTTGTGCGCCTTCTCCAGAGCGGCACGGTCCAGCTGCAGTGGGAAGACGACGTGATCGGCGCCACCGGCGTGGTGAACTTCGTGCAGACGCTGTTCCAGCCCTATCTCCACTGGAGCTATTCGCAGGACGGCGGCGCGACCTATGCCTATCCCGGCAACGTGTTCGCCGACAACAACCCGAACCCCACCAACACCGCCTTCGTGCATGTGCGCGAATTCACCAACAGCTACGTGAAGTTCCAGCGCCCGCCGTCGTCGCCGGCCGGCGACCTGGTCCGCTACGTCGTGTTCGCGGAGGCGTTCTGATGGCCAATCGCGTGCTCCTCGAAACCGGCGCCCTGCGCATATCCAAGCCGGGCATCGACGTCCTGTCGACCACCGACGACAGGGATCTCGTTTTCGATGCCGCCCGCAGGGCCGGCTACGCGGTGATGGCCGGTTCCTTCCAGATCAGCGGGCAAGGAACCCACACCGTCAATTTCGGCCAGACGCTGCCGGCGCCGCCCTTCGTCACCTTCATCTACACGAGAAACGGCCAGTGGAGGATGCCGAATGCCCGCTACTACGTGGAGAACGGGCATTGGCTCGGGCTCTTCTATGGGGCGGGAGTGATCGCCGGGGCCGCCTCGGCCCTGTTCTGGAAGGCCTTCGGCGGCACCGACACCTTCCGATACACGATCTGGTCTCTGGACATGTAAGCCATGCGATACCTTGTTCACCACGACGCCGAAGGGCGCATCACAGCCACCGTCAACGACCCGGTTCCGCCCGAATATCTGGAAATGTGCGACGAGCGCGGCCTCGCCTACGTGCTGTGCGAGGGCGACGTCGCACCGGTCACCATCTACGACGACACGATGGTCAGGAACGGCAAGCTGGCCAGGCGGCCGAGCTGCCCGGCCAGGATCCAGATCGAGGGCCGCCGCGTCACCATGTCAAAGGTGCCGCGCGGTTCCCGATGCCTGGTCGAGATCGAGGGGACCGAGATGCCCTTGGAGGAAAAAAGCGTCGAAGTGGACGAGCCGGGCCCGTTGCGCATCGTCATCCGCCCGCCCTGGCCCTACCGGGAGATCAGTCATGACCTTGAAATTGAGTAGGCTGGCGATCCGCCGCGATCGCGCGCTCGACCAGGCGGACCGGCATTTCGCGGCGCTCCTGACCGACGTGATCGGTCCCTTCGCCGAGGTTCACCGAATGAAGCGCGAGCAGGCCGAGGCCGGCGGCGGCAGCCTCATCGCCGACGAGGCGGAGCGCCAGGCCGTGCTGGAAAAGGCGGCGGACCAGGCGGCGCGACTGACGGAGATCGAAACCCGCCGCATGGCCGCCAAGCGCGCCATTCGCGCGGCCGGCTCCAAAGAGGAAATCGCGGCAATAGTCGAGGGGCTTGAATGAGCGTCTACGGTCCACCCTACTCAACCGGCACCGTCACGGTCGACACCGGCTCGAAGCTCCTTTCCGGCGCCGGCACGGCCTGGGACCTGGCCCTGATCGCCGGCGGGCTGATCGAGATCGACGGCGCCGGCATCGGCGGCGTCAGCATCGCGAGCGTGGAATCGGAAACCGCGGCGACGCTCGCATTCAACTGGCCTGGACCTCCGCTGGTCAACGTCAACTACCGGATCTGGCCCGTCGTGGCCCAGGCCGCCGACGCGATCGAGGCCAACGCCCACCTGGTGGACATCGCGCGCAAGCTGCGCGCCGGCATGCTGGCAATCCGGCCGAACGCCAACGGCACGCTCGCCCAGCGCGCCGCCTATGACGACGAGCCGCCGCCCTTCTTCTTCCTGCGCGACGGCGATGCCAGCCCGCCGGTCATGTATTCGAAGCTGTCGGCGGCGTCGGGCGACTGGTCGGCCGGCTGGACGGTGAAAGGCGACAAGGGCGATGAAGGCAATCCGGGCACCGGCGACGCCTACGACATCATCGTCGACGATCCCGGCAAGCCGGGCTCCGGCGAGGAGCTGCTCGTCCACAAATTCGCCAATGCGGTGTCCTTCGGCGCCGACATGGCGGGCTCGCAGGTCTATGTTCCGCCTGCCGCCCTGCCGACGGACCCAGCGATCTATTCCTTCACCAAGAACGGCATCGAGTTCGCGACGCTGACCATCGCCATCGATGGCACGCCGACCTTCACCGGCACGACCGTGTTCCAGGCCGGCGACGTGCTGCGCGTGATTGCCCCCGACCCGCGAGACGAAACCCTATCCGGCGTCAGCATGACGCTCGCCGGCAACCGAGCCTAGGAGAACCCGAAATGCCCGTAACCGTTGGCGTCTTCAATCACACGCCCAAGCTCTTCCTCAACCAGGAGGTCAATCTTTCCGCGATCAAGGCGCTGCTGCTCGACAACAATGCCAGCTTCGACGCCACCGACACGACGATCGACCAGGTGACCAACGGCACGTCCGGCAACGCGCCCGTGACGATCAGCATCGCCTCGCCCGGGGTCGTGACCTGGAACGGCCACGGACTTTCCGATGGCGACATGGTGCTGCTGACCACGACCGGCGCGCTACCGACCGGTCTCACCGCCGGCGGCGTCTACTTCGTGGTGAATTCCGACACCAACACCTTCCAGCTGGAGGCCACGGTGGGCGGCGGTGCGATCAATACGTCCGGTGGTCAGTCGGGTGTTCACACCGCCTTTCATATCGGCGACTACGAGGTCTCCGGCAATGGCTGGACGCCGGGCGGCGAGACGCTCGACAATGTGGCCGCCACCACCGTCACCACCAACGACGCCAATCTCGGCTCCGATGACGAGGAGGTGATCGCGACGGGCGGCGATATCGGGCCGGCCTATGCCAACGCCTTCTACGACGCGCTGACCGGCAAGGTGCTGAAATATGTCGATTACGGCCAGGCATGGACGGCCGGCGAGACGACGCCGTTCAAGCTGCGCATCCTGTCGGGGCTGTTCAACCTCGATTACACGCCCGCCTGATGCCGGCCTATGTCGCCATAGCCGAGGCGGCCATCGCCGACTTCCCGCGCTCGATCGGGGTGGAGATCTTCATCCCGGTCACGGCGCTGGTGCTGTCGGCGCCCGCAGAAGCGCCGGCCGCCGGCGCTGCCATTGCCGTACCGGTAACGGAAATCGTCCTCGATGCGCCGGCGCAGGGGGTTCAGGCTGGCGTGTCGATCAGCGTGCCGGTGTCGGCTTTCGTCTTCGGGGCCGCGCCGCAGGCTGCCGCAGGCGGCGCGGCGGTCGATATCCGCGCGCTTTACCCGTATGCGGTCGGCGCCGCGATCGCGGAAACGGCGATCGCGGGAATCGAGCCGACGGGTCACTTCAAGCGTGCGCCGAACCTGGTGTTGTCGGCCGCCATCAACGACGTGAAGGCCGGGGCCATGATTCCCGTTCCGGTCACCGTCTTCGACTTCACGGCGCTGGCCAATGCGCCGGCCGGGGGAACGCTGATCGACATTCCGCCCACGCAGCTTGTCATCTCCGCCGCGCTGAATGACGCCAAGGCTGGCGCCTCGATCGCGCCGCCGCCTGCCCAACTGACCCTTGAAGTGCCGGTCAACGACGTAAAGGCCGGCGTGCTGATCCGCGTACCGGTGACGGAAGTGACCTTCGGCGCTCCGCCCCAGGAGCTCGTGGCGCGCCGCCGCGCGGTCAAGAAACTCGCCATAGCAAGCTAGGATTGATCCCATGAAATATTTCGACAACGTCGGACAGACAACCGCAACAACGGGCCAGGGCGACGTGACCCTAGGTGCCGTGCTCGGCACCAATTTCTTCACCTTCGCCGAGCAGGGCGCGCAGGATGGCGACCCGGTTTACATCCGAATCGATGAAGCGGGCGACGTCGAGATCGCGCGGGCGACGCTCAATATCACGGCGGGAACCCTCAGCCGCGATGCCGTCCTGAGGTCCCGAATCGGCGGCGTTGCCGGCACGGCCAAGATGAATCTCGGCGGCGCGGCCCAGGTGCGGTGTATCGCGCCGAGCGAAGCGCTGTCCCTGCTTGCCGCCGGCCGAAACCGTGTAGTCAATCCCTGCATGCAGCACAGCCAGGAGAACGGGAACAGTGCGGGGACACAAGACGGTTACCACGCCGCCGACCAGTGGGAGGCTGTTCATTCCCATGATGGCGCAGTGTCGTTTGAACGTGTTGCTTCGGTAACACCAGCGGGTGCCCACTACAGATTGCGCCTCTCGGTCACTTCGGCGGATACGTCCATCGCGGCGGATCAGTATCAGCTCATCAGGCAAAAACTTGAAGCGTCGCGAATGAGGGATTTCCTCTTTGGGAGTGCAGATGCTCGTCCCGGCGTCATTCGCTTGGGATTGAAAGCTCCAGCTGGTACCTACGGTATCGCCATTGTCAACGCTGCGGTTAGTCGGTCCTTCGTCGCCGAAGTGACAATTGAAGCGGGTGAAGCCAACACCGATGTTGTGAAAACCGTCGCTTTCGCTGGCGACATAACCGGAACATGGGAAACTGGTGATGTGCTTGGGTGGATTTTGTCTATTTGCATTGCCGCAGGCAATACGTATCTTGGTTCTGCGGGCTGGCAGTCTGGGTACTATCTTGCAGGTGTCGGCCAGACTAACGGCCTCGCATCCAACAGTAACGTCTTTGAAATCTTCGATGTGGGCCTGCGGCTCGATCCTGATGGAGCTGGTGCCTACGGGCAGTTTGAAGTTTCCGATGACTACCCAGAACTGCTCCTATGCCAGCGGTATTGGCGCCGCGCGGGCAAGGGCGCGATTGGGGCGGCCACATCGTCATCGGCAGCTTCCTTTGGCGGGCCGATCGGCCATCCGAGGATGCGCACGACGCCCACAGCCTCCTTCATAGCGGGCCAGGGCTCCGATCTCGCGATCAACACGGGTGGTACCGCATTTACTTTCACCGGGTCCGATTCCGTCGGCGCTAATGACGGGCGCTTCTTTGCGCGTCGCTCCGGCACCAGCGGCCTGACGGCGGGCCAATGGCTGCTTGGCAACACCGATTTCGTAGCCCTGAATGCGAGGATGTAAGCCGATGGAGACGCACAATATCGCGACGGTCACGCACCTATCGCCGGAACCTCCAGAGGGCTACGGGCCGGATGCGCCGGTCAAGCTCGTTTACCGGGACGGCTCGGAAGCGTGGTCCCAATGGGGCAGCGATGTCTGCGGCGGAGGCGTGCTGGCATGGCGCGCTGAGAATGGTGATGAGGCGGCTGGGGCCTACGAGGAGCCCCCGGCCTAACGTCTGGCTGTGAGGCCTCTCTGAGGGGGCCTCAAACGGGTATCGAGTGCTCTAAAACCCGGCGTCAAAAACTCAAAACCCGGCGGCGCGCTACATCCAGTTCCAGCTGCCCATTCCTCGCTCCTGTTCAGGCGCGACAAGTATGGGTACGGGTCGAGGGGGTGTGGAAAGATCGGGCCGAGATTCCCGCCGAAACAGCGGAAATGCGGGGTTTCGGCGAAAAGTCTGTCCACGGTATCAGGGGTTCGTTCCGCCGAACGAGTGGCGCCCTGAGGTCGCCACCCGCCGTTAAAGGCGCGCCGGCGCCTAGCCCGCCTTCAGCGCGCGGCGAACGATCCGGTCGAGCGCGCCGAGGAAGGCGGAGCGGTCACGGGCGGAAAAGCCCGGGTTGTAGCCCTTGATCTCGCCGGTTTCGCGCAGGTGCTGCTTGAGATCGCGCATGGCGACGGCCATGCCGATGGTTTCCTGCGTAAACAGCCGGCCGGTTGGCGCGATGGCCTGCGCGCCCTTCTCCACCGCTCGCGCGGCCAGCGGCACGTCGGCAGTGACGACGATGTCGCCAGGCTTCAGCCTGTCCGCGATCCAGTCGTCGGCGGCATCGGCGCTCTTCGGCACGACGACATGGCGGACCATGGGATCGCGCGAGGGGCGCAAGCCGCCATTGGAGACGAAGGTGACGACCAGATCGTGTCGCCCTGCAACCTTCACCACCTCGTCCTTCACCGGACAGGCGTCTGCGTCGACGTAAAGCTGGATCATCCGAAACGCTTGCGCGCCAGTTCGGCTCCGGTACCCAGCGCGTTGAGCTTGCCTTCGGCAACCGCGCGGGAAAGCGGCGCCATGCCGCAATTGGTGCAGGGCTGGATGCGTTCGGCGTCGGCATGGCCGAGCGCGCTCTCGATCACCGCCGCGACCTGCTCGGGCGTCTCGACATCGTTGCTGGCTACGTCGATGGAACCCACCAGGATTTCCTTGTCCGGCAGCAGGCCGATCAGCGAGATCGGCACATGCGAATTGGCGCATTCGAGCGACACCTGCTCGATCTTAGAGGCGTTGATGGCCGGGAATATCTCCTCGTATTGCCGCCACTCGTCGCCCAGGGTCTTCTTCCACTCGATATTGGCCTCGATGCCGTAGCCGTAGCAGATGTGGACGGCGGTCTTGCACTTCAGCCCGCGCGCGGCGCGCTCCAGCGTCGCGATGCCCCATTCCTTCACGTCGTCCATGAATACATTGAAGGCCGGCTCGTCGAACTGGATGACGTCGCAGCCGGCGGCTTCCAGCTCCAGCGCCTCCTCGTTGAGGATCTCGGCAAAGGCCATCGCCATGTCTGCGCGGCGGCCATAGTGGCCGTCGGCAAGCGTGTCGCAGATGGTCATCGGCCCGGGCAGGGTGAATTTCAGACCGCTTGTCGTGTGCGAGCGGCAGAAAGCCGCCTCGTCGCGGTGGACGGGGCGGCTGCGCCTCGGCGGCGCGGTGACGGTCGGCACATCCACTACATAGCGGTTGTTGCGGATGCCCATCTTGGTCTTGAGGTTCCAGTCGATGCCCTCGACCGATTCCAGAAAGCCGTGCACGAAATGGGTGCGGAACTGCTCGCCGTCCGACACGGTGGCGATGCCGGCCTCTTCCTGCAGCTTGATCCAGATGAGCGCCGCGTCGCGCTTCGCCCGGTCGAGCTCGACGGCGCCGAGCT